ATTCTCACACGGTGAGTGTGCACGTTATTGGTACCTAGCATTTGATGGCGGTATGTTTGAAGACAACGCAGATGCCTATGGTGCTGCAAACATGACAGCTGGAACAAAGTCACACGAACGTATTCAAGAAGCTATGGCCAATGTGCCAGACGGATTCTTGGTTGACTCTGAGTTTAAAATTGTAAATAATGATCCTCCAATTTTTGGTTTCGGAGACGTAATGCTAAATTGGGAAGGTGAAGAACTTCTTGGCGAGATTAAAACTATGCCAAGCGAGGGATTTGAGTATAGAAAGAATGCTGGTAAGCCAAAGACTGGACACCTTATTCAGCTATTAATCTATATGAAGATTCTAAATAAGGCAAAAGCAGTTTTGATTTATGAAAACAAAAATAATCACGAGCTGTTGATTTTGCCAGTAGAAGTTAATGACTACTACATCGGGTGGGTAAACCGTGCATTTGACTGGATGAGAGCAGTTCGTAAAGCTTGGGAAGATAGAACTCTTCCTGAGAAGAACTACAGGTCAAATTCAAAGATCTGTAAAACATGTCCTCTATCAAAGATTTGTGCAGATGCTGGTACTGGAGACATAAAGCTTAAACCTCTGGAGCCCTTAGATGAAACATTGCCAATGGTGTGATAACACTTTTAGCACCAAGATCTCTTATCAGATTTACTGCTCTCCTGAGTGCAGGACCTTAGCAACAAAAGAAAAGATTGCTGAACGGTACCTAATCTCTAGGAGAACTAGGAGACATGGTAAAACTCGCAACTGCAAGTCTTGCCAAAGGCAACTGTCGATGTACAACGACGATGTACTTTGTGTAGAGTGTAACGTAAATCCTCCAGATGTTCTTAATGTGTTAAAAGATTTAAAAGGATTTGCAAATGGTAAATTTAAGCAGGATTAATGAGAAGCCAAAAAATATTTGTGCTATTGATGCTAGCACTAATAGCATCGCTTTTGCTATCTTTTCTGATATGGCCTTAGTCAAATATGGAAAAATAAATTTTGTCGGGGCCACTGCCTACGACAAGGTAGTTGACGCTGGTAGAAAGCTAAAGCCATTCTTTGATGAGCACGTTGACGTTGACGCCATTGCCATTGAGCACACTGTGTTTATGAATAGCCCAAAGACTGCAGCAGACCTGGCTCTAGTACAGGGAGCCATTCTAGCTTCGGCTGGGGTACCAGAGATTAGATCCGTGGCACCAATCACCTGGCAAAACTTTATTGGTAATAAGAAACCAAGCAAGGAAGAGATAGCAGCAATTAAGCTAGCAAATCCTGGTAAGTCTGACTCATGGATTAAAACCCAACTAAGAGAATTAAGAAAGCAAAAGACTATTCATTTTATTGATGTTCAATACGATAGGGTAGTTAGAGACAATGACGTTGCAGATGCAATTGGAATTGGTCATTACGCAATTAACAATTGGGAAAGGTTGACAAAATAATGGCAAAGCTGTATACTAATGAGGCATGGTTAAAGAAGCGTTACTGGATGGACAAGAAGAGTCCTGAAGACATTGCAAAAGAATGTGGTACAAGCGTAGAGACAATCTATGTTTATCTAGCTAAATTTGGATTAAGAAAGTCAAGACGATGAAGGTACTAAAGCACTTTAAGAAAAAGATTAAAGGCTTTTTTATTGGAATAACCTGCAAGCATGAATCACCAAGAGAGTCGTCTTGCCCATTTACAGGAATTACATATACGATTTGTGACAGATGTACAAAAATTATTGGCGGAAGAAAGACAGAGTATGACACAGCAAAGTAACCTAGAAATCCACGTTGACCAAGTAAACCACCCAGCACATTACACTGTTGATCCAAGTGGCGTTGAGTGTATTCAGATTACCAGACATCGCAACTTTAATATTGGCAACGCAATTAAATACCTTTGGAGGGCAGGATTAAAAAATGAAGGAAAGCATATTGAAGATCTCAAAAAAGCCATCTTTTATATTGATGACGAGATTAAACGACTTGAAGGAAGAAGCTAATGGCAAGGAAGAGAAACGAGACCCAGCTCCAACCAACAAAGTTCCTCCAGGTTCCTGAGTTTGTAACAGAAGATGGATTCAGGATTGTGGCTGGCGACCTTATTAAGATAAAGGGTGAGTACGGAATTAAGTTTAAGTTCCAGGCACACGTCACCAATACTGAGACAGGGGCAACCTGGATTGACTGCTTTGAAACTTACCGTGGAGCAGCAGGTTCGTTTCGATCATTCTATGTAGATCGCCTAAAGCGTATACCACAAAGAGGAAAGAGGGCTAAACGTGTCAGCTGAAGCAGACCTAATTGAGCACCTAGATGAAGTTAATAGGGTTGTAGAAAAGTATCTACAGGGCAATGAGCCTACCCAGATTTCTAAAGAGCTTGCGATTCCACGTCAAAAGGTGGTCGCACTAATTGATGAGTGGCGTGGTATGGCTGCAGACAATGCAATCATTCGTGCACGTGCTAAGGAAGCCCTAGCTGGTGCCGATGCTCACTATAACAAGCTAATCCAAAAAGCCTATGAGGTAATGGATGATGCAACAACGACTGCCAACCTAGGTGCAAAGAATGCGTCTATTAAATTGGTTATGGATATTGAGAAGACTAGAATTGACATGCTGCAGAAGGCTGGACTTCTAGAAAACAAAGAGCTTGCAGAAGAGATGCTTGAGATTGAGCGTAAGCAGGAGGTCCTTGTCAACATTCTTAAAGACATTGCAACAGAGCACCCAGAGGTTCGTGACAAGATTATGCGTAGACTATCTGAGGTAGCTAAAGAGCGAGAGGTAATCACAATTGTCAACGATGTTCAATGAGTTCCTTGAGGTACTTAAGGATAACAACTTTGCAGAGAGACCAGTAGATGCTAAGACATTTGTTGAGGGTGAGGCCTATCTAGGACAGCCACCGCTATCACAAGTACAGTACGACATCGTAGAGGCTATGAGCCAAATCTATAAGCTAGAAGATCTGATAGACTTAATGGGTGACCAGGAAGGCAGACGCTATTATAAAAAGTATACGAAGAATGAAGTTATCTTGCAGCTCGGTAAGGGTTCTGGTAAAGATTTTACGTCTACAGTTGCGTGTTCTTACATTGTTTATAAACTACTATGTCTTAAAGAACCTGCTCGCTACTTTGGTAAGCCAGGCGGTGACGCCATTGATATTATTAACGTGGCTATCAACGCCCAGCAAGCAAAGAACGTTTTCTTTAAAGGATTTAAATCAAAGATTGAAAGGTCTCCGTGGTTCGCTGGCAAGTTTAATGCCAAGGCTGAAAGTATTGAGTTTGACCATTCGATTACAGTCTATTCAGGACACTCTGAAAGAGAATCCCATGAGGGGCTTAACCTTATACTCGCAGTACTTGATGAGATTTCTGGATTTGCTCAAGAAATTGGAACAGGAAATGATCAGGGTAAGACTGCAGATAATATCTATAAGGCTTTTCGTGCGTCAGTAGACTCTCGTTTCCCTGACCTAGGAAAGGTAGCACTGCTATCGTTCCCTCGTTATCCAGGAGACTTTATCTCTCAGAAGTACGATGACGTTATTGCTGAGAAAGATGTTGTCCATAAGACTCATAAGTTTATTATGAATGAAGATCTCCCAGAGTCTGCAGAGGGCAACACGCTTGAAATTGAATGGGACGAGGACGAGATTGTATCGTACAAATATCCAGGAGTCTTTGCACTAAAGCGTCCAACCTGGGTTGTAAATCCAACTCGTAAAATTGATGACTTCAAGACTTCTTTCTTTACAGACCTTGGAGATGCAATGCAACGTTTTGCTTGCGTCCCAACCTTTGCCTCAGACGCATTCTTCAAGCAGCAAGAAAAGGTTCGTGCGTGTATGACAATTCGCAACCCTATCGACACAGCTAAAAGATTTGAGCCATCGTTTACTCCAGATCCAGACAAGACATACTATGTCCATGCTGACCTTGCACAACGTCACGACAAGTGTGCTGTTGCTATTGCCCACGTAGAAAAATGGGTATCTGTTCAGGTAATGAAAGATTATGAGCAGGTAGTGCCAACAGTCATTGTAGATGCAGTTGTATACTGGGAGCCAAAGATCGAAGGACCTGTTAATCTATCAGAGGTTAAGCAGTGGATTCAAAACTTGCGTAGGCAAGGCTTTAATATTGGAATGGTGAGCTTTGACCGCTGGCAGTCATTTGACATTCAGAATGAGCTTAAGTCTGTTGGTATTAAGACTGAGACTGTTTCTGTTGCCAAGAAGCATTATGAAGATATGGCAATGCTGGTTTATGAAGAGCGTCTAGCTTTGCCTGCAATAGAGCTTTTGTTTGAAGAGCTAACAGAGCTTAAGATTATGAAGAACAACCGTGTAGACCACCCTAGAAAGCTTTCTAAGGACCTTGCGGATGCTGTATGTGGGGCTATCTTTGGAGCCATTAGCCACACGCCAAGAGACCTAAACCTTGAAGTAGAGATTCACACTTTTAGCGATAGGCCAAAACAGCAGCTTGACACAGCACAGGATAATGTGATAAAATATAAGACCATGCCCAAAGATGTGCAGGACTATCTAAAAGGTTTCGATTTAATCTAATCGGGAAACAAAAACTGAATAAAGAAAAACAATATAAGGAGAATAAATGACTTCATTTAAGAAGCCACTAATTGCTATTGCCTCTGCAGTAGCACTTGTAACAACCGCTCTAGTAGCATCGCCTGCTAGTGCTGCATCAACGGCACTTACTGTAAACGCTGTTGCTGTTTCAACTGCTCCAACGACAGCTGTAAATGCTGTAGCACTTCCTGTTCCATCGGATAACTCGGTGGACACTGGTGATGCTCTCAAGATTGCTCTAACTGGAGTAACTGCTGGAAGCACTGTAACTGCAACTGCAACCGATGCTGTATTGCTAACCAGCTTGACTGGTGCAACTGCGTCTTCAGGTTCAGCAACTATTTCGGTAGCTACTGGAACTGGAACTACTGCAGATATTTTTGTGTTTACTAAGACCACAAAGACTGGATCTGTTGTTGTTACTGCTGACAACGTAGCAACTACCTATTATGTAAAGGGCACCGCTGGTTCTCTAAACACTATTAGAGTAGACGCTCCTACTGCTGCTCTTGGCACAACCGCTAAGGTAACAGTTACTGGTACTGACGTATTCGGAAATGCAGTTTCTGGTTCGTCTGTTGCCCTCCAGGTTGTAAGCACCACTGCAACTACAACCTACACAGCAAACACTGATGCGTCTGGTACAGTTGTACGAGAGCTAACAGGTCTTGCTGTTGGCAAGTATGACCTACTTGCAACCGCTACTGTTGCAACTGCTGTAACTGGTCTTACTGCTCCTACTGGATTTGTCCGTAGCGAGCTAAAGATCGTTGACCTTGCTGCTCTTGTAGCAACCAAGGATGCAGAGCTTGCTACTGCTACTGCAAAGTATGATGCCCTTGTAAAGCGTTTTAACGCTCTTGCTGTTAAGTACAACAAGAAGGTTGTCAAGAAGTATCACGTCAAGCTAGTCAAGTAATCGTAACCGATATGCGAGGGGGAGAGGCTAAAGGCTTCTCCCCTTATGCATATACAAAATTTTAAAAAGGGAGTTAGAATAGATGTCCATACAAATTATTTACTTCTCTAACTATTCTGGAAATACAAAGAGATTTGTGGACAAGTTGGACAATACATCCATCCGTATTCCAATAGACTGGGATCCTGCCCATCCAGTTTATGCAGAAAGAGAATACGTTCTGATGGTTCCAACGTACGGCGGAGGTAGCGAAAAATCGGCTATCCCTAGGCAGGTTAGGAAATTCCTAAACATTCCTAGTAATAGGACCTTGCTACGTGGCGTAGTAGGTTTGGGAAACACAAACTTTGGAGAGCACTTTTGCAAAGCTGCAGATTTGATCTCACAAAAGACTGGGGTACCAGTAATTGCCAAGGTAGAAATATTTGGCACAGACGATGATGTAATTAAAGTAAACGAAAGGCTAGGTCTGCTATATGGATAACTACAGTTATCACGAACTAAACGCAATGCTCAATCTCTATGGGGCAGATAAGAAAATTCAATTTGATAAAGACAGAGAAGCAGCTAGAGCCTATTTCTTAGATCACGTAAACCTTAACACTGTGTTCTTTCACAGCCTTGAGGAGAAGCTTGACTATCTTGTAGAAAAAGAATATTATGATCCATCTATCCTTTCACAATACTCATTTGAGTTTACTAAGGAACTGTTTAAACAAACATATGCTCACAAGTTCCGCTTTCCAACTTTTGTTGGTGCCTATAAGTTCTACACTTCATACGCACTAAAGACTTTTGACGGAGAACGCTACCTGGAAAGATTTGAAGACCGTGTTGCCATGAATGCCTTGATGCTTGCACGTGGAGACCAGGAGCTTGCAAAGAGTCTTGTAGAAGAAATTATTACAGGCCGCTTCCAACCAGCCACTCCAACCTTCCTAAATGCAGGCAAGGCACAGCGTGGAGAGTTTGTTTCCTGCTTCCTGCTTCGCATCGAAGACAACATGGAGTCAATCGCACGTGCAGTAAACTCTTCGCTACAGCTTTCAAAGCGTGGTGGCGGTGTTGCACTTAACATGACAAACATTCGTGAGTCAGGTGCTCCAATCAAGAAGATTGAAAACCAGTCCTCTGGAATCATTCCAGTTATGAAGATGCTTGAAGATGCATTCTCATACGCAAACCAGCTAGGCTCACGTCAGGGTGCAGGTGCGGTGTATCTAAATGCTCACCACCCAGACATCATGAAGTTCCTAGACACCAAGCGTGAGAACGCTGACGAGAAGATTCGCATCAAGACCCTAAGCCTTGGCGTTGTTGTTCCTGATGTGACTCTTGAGCTAGCCAAGAACAACGAAGACATGTACCTATTCTCTCCTTATGATATTGAGAAGGTTTATGGAGTGCCAATGTCTGACATCTCGGTTACTGAGAAGTACCAGGAAATGGTTGACGATGCTCGCATCAAGAAGTCTAAGATCAAGGCTCGTGAATTTTTCCAGGCAATTGCAGAGCTGCAGTTTGAATCAGGGTATCCATACATTGTTTACGAAGACACTGTAAATAACGTTAATCCTGTTGAGGGACGCATCAACATGTCAAACCTATGCTCGGAGATTCTTCAGGTAAATACCGAGACTACATACAAGGCTGACCTATCTTATGACAAGATTGGAAAAGACATTTCATGTAATCTAGGATCATTAAACATTGCTAAGGCTATGGAGTCTCCAGACTTTGGCAAGACCATTGAGACTGCTATTCGTGCACTAACATCCGTTGCCGACATGTCTTACATTGAATCTGTTATGTCAATTGCGGAGGGCAACAAGAAGTCACGTGCTATTGGCCTAGGCCAGATGAACCTACACGGCTACTTTGGTAAAGAACAAATGCACTATGGGGACGAGGAGTCCATTGATTTTACTAACATGTACTTCTTAACAGTTCTATACCATGCACTACGTGCTTCAAACAAGTTGGCTATTGAAACTAAGTCGCCATTTGATAACTTTAAGAAGTCTAAGTATGCTGATGGATCATTCTTTGATAAGTACATTAATCAAAAGTGGGAGCCAGCTACAGAAAAGGTTTCTCAACTATTTAAGGATGCTAAGATTAAGCTTCCAAAGAAGAAAGATTGGGAAGAGCTAAAGGCTTCTGTTATGGAGCACGGTATTTACAACCAGAACCTACAGGCTGTTCCACCAACTGGATCTATTAGCTATATCAATAATAGTACAAGCTCTATTCACCCAATCGCATCTCAGATTGAAATTCGTAAGGAA